CCTAGCTATCTCCTTAGCCACGTCATCGCCACCGCCTCACGAGCATGCTCGAAGAGCGGCGTGTGTATGAGCGGACACTAAACGGTTGCTGTCGTATAAACTTCAGATAACCGTTCGGACGCATCGGGTCATCCATAGATGACGTATCTCCTTCGATAAAGAAACGAAAGAGCATACGCCATCCGGGTAACTCGTGCAGTATGCGTGGCGCCTTGATGTCCCATACTTTCCATTCTCTCTTTTGGAGATGGTGGTTAGTACGAGACTGTCGGGGCAGCCATTGTGGTTCGACCACTCGGAGTGAAGGGCATGCAAGTCGCATACCCTCGTCAGGAATTGCACCATAAATGCTGTGCAATGCTGATACGATTAACTCGTATGTCCGGTAGAAGCATCTATCCCAAGCCGAATTAGCATAACTAATCCAACTCGAGTAGACGTCCGGCGACCGTGATGATGACCAGACCGTGCGTAAACGCAACGGGGTGACGTCGAAGCCTAAGAAGGCGTCTAAGCCACAAGACTCTCTAAAGAGTCCGCTGGTACAGCACTTGAGTACGTTCACTAACAAACCGAACGCCTCAAGCACTTCAATCGCGTCTCGGGAATAACCCCTTGGGACGATGACATCATCACCATACACTAATATACGCTTGCGCGTATATTCGTCAGGTGCGGCAGCGGCCAAGAGCGCCCAGATCGTTAACGCCATTATTGGGAAGCATAAACTACTTCCCATTGGCGCAAACTTTCGAAGCTTTAACTCTCGACCGTCAGGTAACACCGTTGCCAAACTTCTGCATGACTCCAAGCACACGAAGACGTGCGCTGGGAACAGCAGACGAACAAGACCAAGAGAGACTCGGTCACTGGCCTCCTTGAGGTCCAGTGTCGCGAATGAACCGTCCGTACTCCCATATTGGGCATATTGGCGATTCGCTTCTTGATCTGTGAAACGGACATTGTTCCTCGTAAGAGGATGCCGTTCAACTAACGTAACAATAGCCTTACGCAAACCTCCCTGAATCCATTGAAAATCAACGGGTTCACAAGAGATCAGCCTGGGGCCACGTGAGTCTTTCGGTACGAGACAAACTCGAGCCGGCAGACATTTGTCAGACACGGTAAACCCGTGCCCGTGGTTATCACAAACCTCACCCATAGATGCGCAAAAGTACGCATCTAAGGGATAAACCTGTGATATCCGCGAAGAAACATTAGTCCATTCGTACTTAGACCAAAGTCGCTGCTTTGTAGCAACGGCTCCAGGTCCATGACACGGGACAATGTCCATCGGATCAAAACGCGAAAACACCTTATTCAGGAGAATTCGCGCCTCGCGAGCTACATCCAGCATTGAGGCACAAACACCTCGTTTCGTAGCTGTAGGTAGCTGATGAAGCTCCTCCTCTATCTCTAGAAGAGAAGCATCTACTGTTGCTAGATCGTCCTCGGTTATTTCAAACTGAGTAACGACCTCATGTTCTTGTTCGACAGTGTAAGGAAGCTCGTACTTATAAAGATAGTACAGAACTTGCCTAAGAACACAGACGGACTGGACGCATGGGGAGGGTAATATCTTCCCTCGCTCGTCAAACACCTTTTCGAAGAACTCGCCCATAAAAACAGGCAGTTCGGACTCGGCCCGCGTTGCGAAACGCAGATCCGATATACCTACGAGGTGCTCGCTGACAAGTGCTTGATCAAGCAACCTGCCTAGTTTGGGAAGGGTTTTCGTAATGAACGAAATCCCCTCAGACCTGGTTCTGGACTCGACGATCGAAACCGTCGCTTCCATAGCAGTGTGACTGAACACATCCGCATGCGTCTCCGAGACGTCATGAAGGAGTGTGGCGATGAGTCTAAACTCATCTAGGCTATTAATGGAGGCCATATAGATGGTGCTCTGTCCTAGCTAGTACCAGCACTCACTCATGATCCCGATTTGAGCCATGCATTCTAACCATGTCGAAACGAAACCGAACGTTCGAGCCTTCCGTTCGCAACGGCGCCAAGCAGACCGCTAAGGTCTACATCGTCGTTTGCGCTGCGGTTACAGATGGCTTCGATTACGCTCCGAACATAAGCCTGTCCCTCGCAACCTGGGGCACATTCCAAAACGGATCCGCACGTCCTTACCTCGCAAGGAAAACATTCTTTCGAGATAATAGGGAACGGTTGGAACTCGCCGGGAATATACCCTTCGGTAACGAGGGAGTGAGGCCTTATGATTTGGCAGAAGTCTGACGAGCCGCACTTGCGTGCGACTCGCCAGCCAGTCAACAATTGTACGTGGCGGACCATCTTGCGATGTCCGCATCTTACGTAGCTCAACAGCTGGGGTACACCCTGGCCGCAGAACACTTAACGCACAACATAACCATTAGCAGCACGCGGCCCACTATCTCAGGTGGGTCACCTTATCCGTCGCAATAGAAGGACGGGACGTCTGCATTATGGTGTTGAGTTTATCCTGCGACGAGCAACATGATTACCCTTACGAGGGCATCTGTGTTACCCGCCAATGCAAGGCCAAGGCCAAAACCAGCTAGTACGAGAATCCTTTCTCGCCTACGCCGGATCCGCCTTGAGAACCTCGACCGATGGGGGGCCATATATCATAGCCCGCCCGCCAGCAGAGCAGCAGCGCCGTTACCCGTGCCATCGTAGAGTATAGTCGTGCTTGCACCAAGTGATGCAAGAAACGACATTAACTCCGCGAGGACATGAGCCGGTTCCGTATTAGCCGTCAGTGCTCCCACAGGGGAGTGCAAGACGGCGTAAGCCGAAACCGTCACAGGCGTTTCAGAATCTACGCCCGAAATGACAGTCTTGTCAAATCGGACGAGGCTCCTACGACGCTTGTTTAACCCCGTACCCGACTCAAGATGGGAAATCTTAAGACGGTGTGGGGACGAAGGAAGTTCCGATACCATTTGGAACTCCGTCGCACGATCGCTGATGGCAATTCGACTGAATTCAACTTCAGTTCCACTGCTGTTCTTCACCTCACTAGTGACGAGTGAATTGCTTAGCACTTTTGAGTTTCCGTTTAGGGACTTTAGGTCCCCGCCCGGTATGTTTGGGTTTACGCAGCTTCCGCCTTCGTGATAAAATGAGGGCGGCTGCTAGACTCAACTCTTTCGGGCTGAGTCCGCTCGCGATAAGAGCGTTTCGTCCAAGGTCCACGGGTTGACGGCTATATGCCGACTCCCTGAACGTTGGATATATTACTGTCTTGTCCTCTATTAGGTGAGAAGGGTCGTTGAAGTCGACACGTTTAACACGCGCCGACATTACGATTTCCCTCTTCCTTGATATTGACCAAGAGTAATCCAATATGTCTAATACTGGGTCAAGTGCGCCCGTACTGAACTGATCGAGGAAGTCGCCAACTTTGACGACCCAATCGACCACGAACGACCACGGTAGTGCGTCCCACACATGCTTTGGATTAAAACTAAGACCCAAGGCGTCTATGAGACCCAATTGCTCGGCATACCGATGCTGAGTCTCCGTCCATCTTGCGACGAAACGGAGCTGCGCACAGAACAGTTCCTGAGTGACGGTTACACTACGAACGACTTCAGCTGAAGGATAAGGAAACTTAGTCCAACCCGATATTAACGCCGGTGGTTCAAAGACCACCGACGATGTCGGGTCGATCAAGTATCTCACCGCAGCTGAATCGGTCTTTATAGAATAACCCTCGCCTGCACGCAAGTCACGTTTGTACTTTGTGACTTGAGGAACACCATCGAATTGCATGAGTCGGCGTAGCCGACCTAGCGAATCGACCAAGGCTTTGTGAATGCCCTGGATATCGCGGATCAGCGGCTCAATGTTGAACTGCAGTTGCAGAAACACGTCAGCCGCCGCTCCAGCCACATCGCGAAGAGATCCAGTCACCCCTCTATTAGATAGGGTGGCTCGTAAGGATCGTATGCGACGAATAGTTGACCGCAGCGTAACAAAGTCCTTTAACTCGTAAAGAGTATTAAGGAGCTGCACCTTTGTCTTGACTTTTGGTACCAGGCTCGCAAGCGAGCGCGGTATTAATTCGTCAAGATCATTTGGTTCCAGCACGTAATTACCGTCATTGCTGACTGAGTCAAACCATTCTTCCAACCCAAAAGTAGGATTGGAAAGTGGATCGAAGAAACCGTCCACAAGCATTTCTCGATAAGATACGATCGGGGCCACGACGTCAGTAAAGACGCCGTGTTCGGCCCTTAAGATCGGGATACTTACATCAGAAACGCTTCTTTCAGAAGTGGG